AATATCATATGTCTATATGTGATATTATCTTTATATCTCACTAGGGCCCGTTTCATAAAACATCTTGTATTGATTTTTATAATGATTGGAAAACGCATCATAAGTAATACTGAATTTCCCATGCATTGATTCATAACTACTTTTGTCCAATAAGTCAATAATCGACTTGTCTTCTTTCAACGTCTTTATCATCGTATCCTTTGTGATTGCGTCTCCGATAATATTTATAAGATGCATTAACGGCATTAAAATATTATGGTTTTTTGAATCCGTCAAATCGTATGTCCAATAACTCCTATATGCTTTGACAAAAAGGCGTGTTTTAAATTTTGAAATAGGTAACGCGTGTGTGATAATTGTAGATGACCAAGGACCGAATCTTACACGAGCCACTGTCGAATGTGGCAAAACATATTCGTTATCCACTTGAATAGAACCATAATTGAATATTTTATTGACGATTGAATTCTCTCCTGCCAAATATTCATATATGATTTTGTAATGATGGTCGAAATCATTCATTTTATGAATTTTCGAATGATTCGTTGGATTAGGACTCTTTGGATTCCCAAAAGAATGAACGAATCCTATATGACAAATATCCAGACTGTTTACACTTACAAATTTGGCATAATGTTCGAAATCCTCTTCTAAATAAACAGCGCGATTTGTTTTATCGGAGAACTCCGGTTCGACGAAAATCCGTGTATCCTCTTCTTTTTTTTCATATGACCCTTCTAATCCTTTTATAATTGGCACAGTATTGAGATATATCATATCCCCTTTCTCAACCACGTTGAACGCGTTGATATTATGTTTGTGAGACTCCATGTGGGGTAACTTCGGTATCTTGACAAGATTGCCATTCTCACCGTCAAAAATATATCCATGATATGGACACGTAATCGTATTTTTACAAGTGGTTCCCAATAGGAAAGATGACCCCTGATGACTACAACAATCCCGGACAGAATAATATTGAGAACCATCTTTCCATACAACATAATTCACGTCGCGTATAGTGACTCGTTGTGGTTTTCTAGAAGAAAATTGGCGAGCGAATCCTATAGGATACCACGTCAATTGGCCATTATGATTTGGGCCTTCGAGAACCGGATGATTACCCAATTGAAAAAACTTGGTATATGATTGGCTTTTTTCGAAATTGACTAATTCGGTTTCAATATGTCTATTCATACCTTGTTGTGTAATAAATCCCCATGCTAGATGTATGTTTATCACGAACGATAAATAATACATTATAACCTATATGACTATACATACGATATACTCGTTCTTTATATCCTTTTTGATAAATCAAAAATAAAATTGAAATAAACCTTTTTTAATATTCTATATACACCCTCCTGATGGAAAAACGAATCAATCAATTATTAGAGAAATATCTCATACAATTCAAAGACAATCTTAAAAAAAAAGTGGCAGAACTCGATTTTGAAGAGAAATCAAAAACGAATGAATTACTCGAATATGTTTACGAGTATGAACGATTGGTTTTGACTAAAGAAGATTTTTCAAAAAGACCGCGAGTTCAAAACAATATTCCTGTAGGAAATCGATGTATTGCTATGAAATCGAATAATGAAAGATGTACACGAAGACGTAAGGATGATTGCGAATATTGTGGGACCCATTATAAAAATGGGGGTCAAGATGAAATCGATGAAAATATCCCTACAAAGAAGGTAGAAGTTTCTGCCAGAGAAATGGATGGAATTGTTTACTATGTAGATGATTATCAAAATGTATACCGAACAGAAGACATTTTGAATGAAAAATATAACCCACAAGTCATAGCTAAATACCAGATTTTATCAGGAGGCAAATATACTATTCGCGAATTTTATTCGTCTTGATCCAATTTATGAACCAATTTTTCTTGAATGACTTCCTCGCGATTATCCATGATGAATTCATTTAACTGCGTTGCTTTTATTGCGTCTCCGTTGTAATATTTTTTTAAGACATCGAATAACACTTTTTTTGTCATAGGTTTTTTCACATTTTTTACACTATACATAAGAACCCCATTCTTCAATTCATAACATCCTGTATCTGTTTTTTTCATAATATCGATTAAATAGGTCGACAAACGAGCTTTTTCTTTTTTACGAGCAACAATCTCTTTTTGAAGTGTGCGTATTTCGTTATCATATTTTACCCAATTTCGAATGGATTGGACGGTTTCTTCCTGTTGGTTCATATATCCTTTAGTTATATTTCTTTTTTTCCTTTATTTCATTTATTATAATTTATTTTTACACTATATAATGAATATGAAATTTTTTAGTTTACAAACTAGGTCAACTTCTACATATTCAAATCCTAATCAATGGACGATGAATATGCGCGGGAAGCTACCTGTTGTTATTCCAGTAGTTCAACCAATCGTACCTACACCACCGCCACCGCCTTCTAATGTAGGTAAAGTAAAATGGGGACCAGCTGTTTGGTTTTTTTTACATACTGTTTCTGTAAAAATAAAAGATGAGGCTTTTCAATCTCTTCGCACGGAATTATTAAGTCATATTTACGCAATTTGTTGTAATTTACCTTGCCCCGAATGTTCGAATCACGCCAAAGCCTATTTAGACGGTATTAATTTTAACACAATTCAAACTAAATATGATTTGAAAAAAATGCTTTGGGCTTTTCATAATTCAGTCAATCAACGCAAAGGTTATCCATTCTTCCCTTTTGAACAAGTAGATGAAACATTTTTAAAAGCCATCACAAACAATATTTTTATTAATTTTATAGCACATTTTTCAGACCGTAATAGAAGTCTTAAATTACTTCCTACAGATTTACATCGCTCTAGATTATGTAATACGTTGAAACTATGGTTAAATTCAAATATCAACGCGTTTTATCCATAAATTATTGTACTTCGTAGTAAAAATATACCGGTATCTATCTGCGATGATTTCACTAAATACAACAATCCTTTTATTTCGCTGGGTTAGCAAATGTACATTTGAATAATTGTTTGGATGGTCTTTGACACACCGATTGGTCACTTCCAATATTCAAAAAGAATAATCCCGGTTTATTCAAACTTCCTATTAAATAAGCCCATCCCCATCCACTTAATGCACCTACAGCTATAGAAAGAATAATTCCAAAAGGGGCATAACATTCATTCCTCAAATTCCATATCAAATCGCCTATTATTAATACAGGAAAGAATATCAACGTAGGCAAGTTTGTCATTTCTAAATTATTGGAAACAATAATATACACCAAATAAATCAAAGTATATGTCAAAATAGATATTCCTAATGGGATTTTTGAAAAAGAACCATCCTTTCCAATCGTCAACATATTACAAACAGGCGCAACCGCTTTTGCCATAATCCCTCCTTCATCTGTTCCACTACTATAAGCAATAGGAATCGTTTGACCTACTAAAAACGTCGCAAAACAAGCAAATAATAACCCCACTAAATAAATCAATCCTTTTATATCTTGATTAAATATTGACCCTAATGAAAAATAACAAACAATAATAAAAGGAGCCAATCGAAAAAATAAATATATCAACGTCACCAAATTCAATTCCATCTTTATACATATCCACTATAAAATTCTTTTTTCCCTTTATGACATTTATGACATTTATTCCAAAAACAATATAAAGCTATCTCCATATATTTATGGAACATACGTTTCGAAATGGGAATCCCAAGTTATTTTTCGTATATTATTAAGAATTATTCTAATATTATACGAAACCAATCTGGTTGTGAAAAAATACAACATTTATTAATGGATTGTAATTCTATCATTTATGATTCTTATCGAGAACTTGAAGAAAAATATAAAAAGGAACCTTTTGATTTGACCACTATTGAAACCCAGCTCATTCATAATACGATTTGTAAAATCGTAGAATATATTATCACGATTTCACCTGATAAATCAGCATTCATTACGTTTGATGGTGTAGCCCCTTTTGCTAAAATGGACCAACAAAGAATCCGAAGATTCAAAACACAAACTTCTATCTCCTCTAATTCGCCTCCCATTTGGAATACTACTTCTATCACTCCCGGCACAACCTTTATGACAAATTTATCAAAATCCGTAAAATCTTATTTTCGAAAAAATCAAATTCCTAATATTCGGGTTTTCACTTCTTGCTCTGATGAAATCGGTGAAGGAGAACATAAATTGTTTCATATGCTTCGGACAACCGATTGTAAAAACGATATTATTGCTGTATACGGATTAGATGCCGATTTAATTATGCTTTCTATTTTTCATCAACAATTCTGTAAAAATATTTATGTTTTTCGTGAATCACCCACATTCAAAACTGTTATTTCAAGCCAGTTTGACGATAAAGAACTTCTTTTTATGGATATTTATAGATTCTCTAATTCTATTTTCCAAGAAATGGGAAAATATGACCCAGCAGATAAACAAATGCGTGTTACTGATTATGTTTTTATGTGTTTTTTACTAGGAAACGACTTTTTACCCCATTTTCCATCTTTGAATATAAGAACAACCGGTATACAAAAATTAATGGATACTTATTATCAAACGATTGGAAAATTTCGAGATAGGTCGTTGATTCATCGTATAACTAAAAAACTGAATTGGAAATATATTGGTATCTTTATAACACATTTAGCAAACAACGAACATTCATTTTTATTAAAAGAATATGAAATAAGACAACGTTGGGATGATAAAAAATGGCCTATTGATGACCCTGAAAATGTTTTGTTGAATACTCCTGTTATTTATAGAGCTGATGAAAAATATATTTGTCCACAACAGGATGGATGGCAAACCAGATATTACAGACGATTATTGAATATTGAATCACATGACATAAAATCAGCGGTCATTAATTATTTGGAAGGCTTAGAATGGGTATTTTTATATTATACATCTGATTGTCCTGATTGGCGATGGAAATATAATTATTCTTATCCACCATTATTCAAAGATATTGTAAAAGAAATAACAATTAAAAATAACTATATAAAAATAAAAAAACCAGAACCATTTACTCCTATAGAACAATTACTTTATGTATTACCTAAAACCCAATTATCTCTTATTCCAAAAGAACACGAAGAAAAAATAAAATACCCTATAGAAAATGATGTTGGAATCACATATCAATGGGCATTTTGTAGATATTTTTGGGAAGCACATCCTCATTTTCCCATGAATAATTAATGAAGGATATGAGTCAAAAAGGGATAAAAGGGAATATGATGAAAGAGAGAGAAAAGAGTAAAAAGGTCGAATTGATGAATAGAGAGATTAGAAAGAGAGAAGAACCAAATA